GCCATGTCAGGTAACCGTGGCAATCAATCTTAGTAAGACCCCTTCCGCATACACCAGAATTCTCTGTCTATGTCTAATAATAAAATATTAAACAAAACACAAAAATTCCCGGAAAATAAGACTGGGTATCTGGCTCAAAAACATAGTCAGAAACAAAATAAAAATATCATGCTCCGTCGTATGCTCAAAACCGTCATACCAGAAATATTCCCTTGTCTCGAAATCCAAAACATTTTTCATGTGAAGGCAGAATTCATCCTCCACCTTGAAGAACATAAAGGTCCTGAGTACACCATAAGATTTCTTAAGGCTACAAAGGATTGCATTTGGTCATTACTGACTAAAGACAAATTTCAAGATAAAGAGTACGCGAAGATTAGTATTGGAATTGATAAAAATGGATGGCCCAAATGGTTAGGACCTCGGCTTCAGCGCAAGGTCTTAATTCATGAGGACATCCAGGCAATTAAAGCTGTCATGACACTATGTGCCATGCAGATGTTAATTACCTATCACTCCAAAACAGATCTTTCATCCATAACGAAAGACACCGGTCTAGGGATTTCCAACAATTTAATGTTGAGAAAACCTGTTGAACGGATTATTCGTAAACTAGGCAGTCGATTCATTAGAAAACCATTGATGAAATCAAATGTTTTTCTCGATGGAGATTGCAAGATTATTGATAATAGAGCAAAAAGAAAATTTTCTTTTGAGCCCCATTATAAATGGTCTATGAAATCTTCACCAAATGGAATCAGCTTCTTCTCACTACTCAATGATATAGTAGCGATCAGAATAGACGGATCAATGTTCAAGCTAATTGAATGGGCTAACACCTATTATGATGCTAACACCGTAACTAACTGGTTCGATGAGGCCATAGGCTTCTATGAGGATTTACGTGTTCCTGAATCCCCTGTTTTTACAGGAAAGATTTCAGCTACACAAGAACCTGGGAAGTTAAAACCCAGAATCTTTGCCATTGTGGATACGATCACACAAACACTATTATCTGATTTTCATGACGACCTAATGGCGTTGTTAAAAACAATACCAGAAGATTGTACATTTAATCATGATAAAGTGAGTGAGGTCGCATTCCAGTATCACCAAACTAGTAAACCGTTTTACGGCTATGCTGATTTGAGTGATGCAACGGATTCAATCCCGACGAGTTTCTATGTCAACATAGGAAATCTTCTCCGACCAAACCTTGGGACGAAATGGGTGGCACTTTTTGGCCGCAAATTTCATCTAAGTAAGTCTGTCAAATCTCACATGGAAAAAGAGATGATCCAACAGCTTGGGGATTCTGTCACCTATAATACAGGCCAGCCAATGGGTGCATTGTCAAGTTGGCCTTTTATGGCCCTCTTACAACACATCCTTGTCTGGAATGCGTTTGGCAGCAGATCTCAAGCAAAAGGAAAGTACCTTATCCTTGGAGATGACATC